AAATCTGTTGCAACTTCAGGTTCAACTGCAGTTGTTTCAAGGTCTTTTACTGAATCTTCAGTTACTTTCACCATAGTATTGCCTCCTTCTAAAGCATACTTTAATTCTTCCATCATAGTGAACAGAGTATGCTTAAAATCATCATCTAGAGAAAAAGTCTTGCTAATTTCTGGAGCAGTTATTCCGCTACCCTAGAAACAAGGTTCAACCTAATCTCCTAAAATACAGAGTTTCTAAAATATTGCGTCATTAATAATAAAAAATTCCATATTACTATTGGGGTTTGTTGCCCAATGTCCTTGTAAAGTTTTATTATTTAATTCCATTGAATGAGGTTTTCCATCATCCTAGAAAATTTTATTTGCCTATTCAAATTGTCCTGTCCATAAATATCCAGTAGTCATTAAATAAGTTCTAGTAACAGAATTCCCAAAATCATCTTCCTCTTCAAACTCTTTAAACCACACTTTCGCATCTGGAGCTACAAAACCATATGGTTTAGTATTATTTTTAAAATGTACTCCATCTCCGTCGATAGTTATTTCTTCTCCATGGTCTAAAAAATCTTCCTTATCTGTCTTGTAATAACCAACAATAGGCGCACCTCTAAGAGTCTTTGCCATTTCAGTAGCAACTTCCTTAGAAATATAACTTTTATTGCGGTTCTCTCCAAGATAAAAAATTTTAATTTCACAAGCGGACATCAAAGGATTAATATCAAGAGGAGTAAGATTAATAAATTCAGGACTTTTTATCGTTGCCACACTTTTATGCGCTAAACTCATCTTTTATCCTCCTTACATACTTTCTTTATTTTGTAATGTTTTTTCACTTTTTTGATTATCTTCTTTCTATGGGCGGCCGGCCCCTTCTCCAGATTGACCTGGAGTATTTCCCGTTTGACCCGAGCCTCCGCGTGAAGCTGCAGACCGCGCTTGTAACGCTTCCGCATTCATTGTATTAGAAGTAAGCGGAGGAACAAAGACACGAACAAGATCTAAAATATCATTTTCAAAGTATGCATTCGCTAATATAGAACTTTGAGTTTGTCCAAGTGCCACTTGCGGTAACATTTTATTATATCCCATTTGTGCTTGCTATTTATACAGTTTTGCTAAATCTTTATAATTATAAATAGTTGTTGTTAAAAACTGCGCTTGATAATAGCATTTTTTAGGGGATTTATTAAAAGGCTCAAGCATTAAATTTAAAAATGATTCAAACTGTACTAATAAATTATACATAGATGCTTCATCGTTAAGAATAGAATTATTTAAAGCAGTGTTATTATCACTGTTAAATTGTTGTTGAGAAGTACCAGCTTCATTAAATACAGCTCTTTCAACTTTCATCAGTTCATCTACGGTAGTAGTTGTTCCACGGTCTGACATATCTGCTACATCAACGTCCGCAAAAGTAGTTAAAACATCTACTCCTATTGCTCTTGTTAGCATCTTAACTGCATTATTATGAAGTTCTCCAACTTCATCTAAATCAAATATTAAATCTCCATTTTTATCTAATGGCATCTTTTGAACAATAATTTTCATTAATTTCTGTGCCATCTTTCTTCTGTCTAAGTCTTTAGCATTGTCTAAATCAATAATAGCAGGAATAACAGCAATAAAAGCTGGATAATCCTAACCATTAAGATTGAATTTTACCGTACTTTTTGGATCTAATAAATACCATCCTGGAGTATCTCCTGGGAAAGTTGGTATTAATTTTCCTTTTCGATATAAATTATAACCCTTTTTAAATTCCGGCGGAAATAGTTTTAAAATTGCTTGCCGCTGTCTTTCATCACGAAAATGGTCATCAAAATAACGCATATTAAACTAAACAACCGGTCTATTCTCTGAATTATAAATAGTACGGCAATATTTAATTGGCAACTCTTGGATAGTCATTTTATTGGGTCTTGGAATTAAATAACCATAATAGCATCCATTTTTAATAACTTTTAAAGCAACTTCTCCACAAAATTTTTTTACCTAAAAAGCTTCAAAATATCTTAATACTTTAAAAAAGTTTGCGAATTGTTTTTTTCTAGCTTTATTATCTGCCTAAGTTTCACTAGTTCCGACATCATTAAGACCACTATTTTGGTCAAGCAAACCCTAACAATTTTCAATATAAGGAGTAATAAACCAATCATACTTATATAAGTAAGCCATATACCTACATAACCTAGCATAAATTCCACTAGTCTTATAAAAGAAATTAGAAATCTGTCTCATTCTTTCTATATCTCCAGTATTAATAGCTCGTAATACCTCTTTCTTATCTCCAAGTGTAGGATTGATTCGTTTATACTCTCCAATGTCTAAAACTGCATCTTCAAGAGTTTTTGTACCAACTCTTATCTTTGAATACTCTAACCTTTTATCCCCGGTGTCTTCCGCCATCAAACTTTGTCTTCTTATTTGTTCAGCTCTATTTATCAAAGAAGTCACCTAACCTTTCATTAAAAAATATCGGCTTTATTCATAATGTAATCATAAGTAATTAAATTTTCATCCCAATAAGGAATTAAAACCAATTTAATACCATGTTTCTTACAATACTCACGTTTCTGCATATCATAATATTGCTGTTTATTCAACCCAGAAACTCCGCCAAAGATACTTTTTGCCTTATAATGTTGGATTCCTTGATACTAAATCAAAAATTCCAATTCATCATCATCATCAAAGACAGCGAAGTCAAACCTTAAGGCATGACCCCCCTGTCCTATTAAGTCAGGAAAACTATACTCTTCTTTAAAGTTAAGACCTGCATTTGATAAAATTTCTTCTATTTTTATTTCTGCCCGTGAACTTCTCATAAAAATATATTTCTCCTTTCTATTTATACATTTATATTTAAAAATATATATTTTTTTCTTTTTAAAAAATGTCCTCAAGAAAATAAAAGAAGTTTACTAATATCTCTTCCCTTTCTCTTTTTTCTTCTATCTTCCTCTTGTTTAATATAATATAATCCATAAACAAAAGCAGAGAATTTATCCTTTTTGATACCCCTATTTTCTTGTTTTAAAATAATATTAACACCTTCATTATCTTCAACAAGATTTAACATTTGCTATCTTAAAATGGTAGTAAGAACAAAAGGTTTCAAATACTCATTTCTTCTCTCGGGTGTCATATTTTGACCTTGTTTTGTTTCCATTAACTTAGCTTTTGCTTCAGCCTCATCTATTAAAAATTTAATTTTTCCACTTGACATTTGAGTTTGAGCAAATGAATATGCCTATGTATTAATAGGGGCATTAGCTTTAATTTGGAAAATAGCATCTTTCTAAACATCACTTACACCTTTAAAATATTTTTTATAAACACCCTAGTCATCATTCTAAATTCCAAAAGGCGGAAGATACTAACCATCTGGTGTTTCTTGCGCTTTTACCATAAAGTCTAAAAGACCAATACCAAGTCCATTAGTATCTAATGCAATTGATCTAGCTTTATACTTATAATATAATTGTTTTATATTAATAGCTTGCTATTCAAAATGCTCTGCTTCATAGGTATAAATATTAACAAGAGACTTCAATGCAACTCCTTGAGGTTGCGGCGTCACCTTAAAAATATTAGCCTAGGTTGTACATCCAATACGACCTACGTCAACTCCAATGACATAGTAAGCATTTTTACTCGTACGACCGCTATATTCGTACTATGGCTGCCTAAGTGTTCGATATTTATCAAATTTCTAAGCAGAAAAGAATGCGTTTTCCGCATCTCCCGACCACACGCTCCTATACTATCTATCAAAGGAATCTTCATTAAAAGTTCCTGCTAATTTTAATTGCTATACAAAGTCTTCATCAAGTAATCCTTCTGTAATAGGAGTTTCATAAGTTCCTCCCATTATCATAACCTCGTCTGGCTATATCAAGCTACGAATTAAAAGCTCAATTAATTTATCATAAGCAAACGAGTTTTTCCAGCCCGCAGTAGTGATATATATTTGACTTTTGTTAATTACTTCTTCGCTATGACGTGTTCCATCTGGAAGTAATCTATTAACGTTAGTAGTAGGAATAATAATTTCGTTTAATGCTGTTTGATCAATTAATACACATTCCTACATTAAACCGCCCGTTCTTCTTTGTCCTCTACTACTCTCCTTAGCTGCTAAGATATTTATAACAGAACCGTTTTTAAATACATAATTAACATCATCTTTAGATTTTTTAGACACACCACGATTCCAGTTAATCTAATTACTTAAAGCTGGTATTAACTTACATATCTATTCTATTTTTGCTACAGTAATACTAGCAGCTTGCTATTTACCACCTGTGGTAACAAATAACTGCGCTCCAGGATATAATATACATCTTAACATTAATGCCATCATTGATAAAAAGGACTTTGAATACGCACGAGGGAACGTTGCATAAACATACCGATGCCGCATAACTATTCTAAGGAACACTCTTTGATAAAAATAAAATTGAAAAGTACTATCAGGACCCTTCATATAATCTATCAAAAGATCAGGATATTTTCTAAAAAAGCTAATCATATATCTTAAATTATCTAATTGACTTAAAAGTCTTTCCTCAGATAAGCCTTGTTTTTTAGTATCATGCTAGATATATTGATCTAAAATGTTACTTAGACTCATTACTATCCTCTCCCTTCATTTCTATTTCAGTCTTTTCTTTTTCTGTACGAAGAAAGTCTTTATAATCTAAAATATCTTGATCTGTTACTGTATAATAATCCTACCCCTTTGCCTTAGCAGCATCTCGGTCTTTCTTTTTTTCAGCAGCCGCCCGCGCTTCTTTTATATAATCCTCAATTTGTCTAGCAAGAGCCTTGTCTTCATAAATTAATGTTCTATTATAACCCTTCATATCATCTATAACTTTATCAACAATATCACGAGGGGCTTTTATCTAAAACTCTGGAATATAATGACCATATTTCTAACAAAAGGCAACCATCTAGCCAACTGAATCAATGAATTGATTATTTTCTTCTTTCTTCTGCGCGGCCGTTACTTTCATAGACTTGCGCAGTTGATCATAGACACGGGACAGTTTTTGGTAACTTTCAACGTCTCCTATATCAATTGCTTCGTCCATTTTTAAATACGTTTTACAAATGAACATTAATGTATTCTTACTGTCTGCATCTTGAATATCAAACGAGCGCATCATTTCTTCGTATTTTGTCTATAGTAAAAGCCATTGACTGGGTTTGTAATTTCTTCCCCATTTTAAAGCCAAATATTGTTTATCTTCTTTCGTTAAGTCAGCCGCGGGATCGGGTAAATCCTATTCCGATAAAAAATACTATTCTCTAAAGGCATTATCCTTGCCTATAGGGTCCTATTCTGAATCATCCGGCCGCATCATATACTAATGCTACTTTTGAAAAGCTGAAGATACTAAAGTTCGATACTGAGACTAGGAGATTTCGCCTTTCTCAAAATCTTCCTTTAACTTTTCCTACATTTGCTTTTGTTGTTCTTCTTTAAACTGTTTATTATTCTCTACTTCCTACTGAGCTTCCGCACTGGTTGCCCAATTATATTTTTTAAATTGATTTAATCGCATTTTAGAGAAATATTTTCCAATAACGCTAGTACCGTTCATCTTACGACCCTTTTTCGCATATTCTTTTTCTCTAATTGCGTTCCATTCACTTGGAACCCATGGAAGATCAGCCTCCTAAATTATCCATAAAAAAGTATCTTCGTTATAATTATCTACGTGCATTGTCAAACACTATTTGCACATATCAAATTTCTACCCATTTTTTTTAGAATAAAATTTTAAATCCTCCATAACTCGTTCACATTTGCTACATTTCTTTTTTGCCATTTCCTTCCTCCTTTTTTAATATTATTCTTTTTACTATTTTAGGAGTAGTTAATTTAGCAGAAGAATTTTTCTTTTTATTTCTACATTCTTTACAAATAGAATAAAATCCATCTTTACTAGAATTATTTTTAGAAAAATATTTATTATGAGCTAGCTTTACTTCATGGCATCTTGAACATCTTTTCCATTTACCCTTTTCCTTCTCCGTAAAATACCAATATAAAAAATCTGTTTCTGCTTGCTCTGCAATTAATTTGGGGATTTTATTTCGCCAAAGAGAAGATATATATTCTATAGAATGTTTAATGCCATACTCTTTATTTAATAGTTCTTGAATCTATAAATTTGTTTTCCCATCAATTTTATATATCAACAAACTATAATAATAAGGGTACTTATCTTTCAAAGCTTCGTCCACAATTTTTTCTAGGCTTTCAATCATATAATACCCATCAGTATAGAATTTTCCATAACAATCTTCTTTTAATTTGGAATAATTTCTTAAGAGTGCTGAAATATGAACGGGATTCATAAAAGAGATTAAACTTTGATCTAAAATTTTCCCTTCTGAATTGACAGAGATTTTATCATCGAAACGCATTGAACCAAAATTCTTTATTGCATTTAAACAATAGATAGGTTGTTTATACGAAGTTTTTATAACGTATTGGTCCTGCCGCATTTGAATAATTTGTTTTTTAAGTAGATATTTGCGGCGGCCGCGCGCAGTTTTAGCTACCTTCTCCACTTCTTCAATGGCGTCCCGCAGTTGTCTTAAAGCGGGAATTTCTTCTAAGTCTTCTTCTGTAATCGAAATTTTTGGGGTGAAAATAATATTCTTATCTTCTGTAATTAAATTATAAATACCATCTTCTCCATTTTCAAACTTACCTACTAGCCCCTAAAAAGAAATTTCTCGCTTATTTATAGTTACCATTCTATTGTCTGTGTTTATTTTCTTTGTTTTTTTCTATTCTTTCGTCATTGCAAAAATAAGATAATCTGCTAATATTTCTAAATACCTGTTTGTTAATTTCTAGGGAGGCAAGGATTCTACAATCTTTTTCACTAATTCATTTCGCTACTCAGGAGACTCTATTGTATAATCTAATTTTAACTAAGTATCCTCTTGTGGGATATTACCATCGTCTTCTTCTATAACTAATTTATCATCTATTTCTTGCATTATAGATAACTCCTTTCTCATCCTTATAAGATATTATAACAAAAAAATTTTGATTTGTCAATCTCGTCCAAACTGCAAATTGTTTGATTTTTTAAAAAAATAATGGTATTATATTTATAGAAATTAAAAAGAAAGGAGAAAAAATACATTGAATACCATAACCCAAATTAATCAAGATATAAAAGATGGTAAATGGATTTTAAAGAGTGAAGGCGATATTAATGGTAGTATAAAAGCTCAAACTGTAATTGTTTACGGCAACGTAAATGGAGGAATAAAAGCTGAAGAGGTTGTTGTTATTAACGGGAAAATTGATGGACCTGTTAAAGCTGATAAGGTAGTAGGTTTAAAATCAGAAGAAGAACAAAAAGGTAAAGAAGTAGAAAAAATTTGTAAAAATTGTAAATTTTATAAACCAAATTCTAATTATATTGTTTTTGATGGAGATTGTTTATCACAATCAGAGATTCTTCCCCGAGCAACAATGAAAAATGAGACATGCCGCAATTTTATCTTGAATATTAAATTATAACGATAAAAAGAGGTGATAAAATGAAAAAAATATTAATTGTACTTATGCTTTTGTTAATGCTTATAGGATGTGGTGAATCACCAGGAAAGTCTAACATTAGTAATAAAACAACTGATGAAAGATTGGTTATTGTTGAAAGTACATCAGACTATGCTATTGTAGTAGATAAAAAGACAAAAGTCATGTATATCCATTTTTATCGAGGAGGAGTTACGATTATGATTGATGAAAATGGAAAACCACTGCGATGGAAGGGGAAATTAAAATGAATGTATTAATGATTAGTTTAATAGCATTATCAATAGTCATATCAATGACCTTTAAGGGTAACTGAGATAGAAAGGAACAAAAGGTAATGCATACATGATTAAAACACTAATAATAGCAATGATGATACTATTATTCGCGGCGGCTACTATCATATCCCTTAGATTTGTAATGTGGTTTTGTTGGTATTGTGAGAAAAATAAGATTTGTCCGCATGTTTCGTATAAGAGTTTTAGAGAATTTTATGCCGTTGCACCGAATAAATGGAAGATAAGAAATAATTATCTTGAATATGAAAATGGAGTAGTAGAACTTGAAACGTACAGTGATCTTCTTAAATGCAGACGTTTTAAAAGGCAATTGAAAAAACGCGGCAGTGAGTTGGAGAGAAGTGCGCAGCAGGCCGCTTTCCTGGGAGAGGTCCAGAAAGATATTGATAGGTATCGCGATCAAGCCGTGAAAGAAGCGGCGGCCGCATTAAATGGAAAGGTTGATTGAAATGAAACTTATGGATAGAAGAGTTGAACATATTATAATTGAAGTTACACCAGAAATGATGCAAAGAGTTCAGGAATTAAACCAAGCAGCTATAAAGGACATGAAAAAAATAAGTGATATTGCAAAACAATCTATGGAGATGCAGAACGCAAGCATGTTGGCAGCAAAAGACCTGAGTTTTTAAGAAACGAAAAGGAGTAAAAATGAATCTTAAACTTACAAAAGAAATGGCATTAGAGCTTCATAGGAAAATGTGGTCAGATATGAAGGATAAATTGGGCGACACTCCTTCTCCAAGAGACAGAGTCATTTTTAAATATAATTGGTGTAGAGAACATTTTCCTAATGATAATGATATTGAAAATTGTTGTTTTCTATGTGAATATATAGGACAACAGAATGAAGATTGTAGTAAAGGATGCCTTATAAAATGGGATGAGTGTGCTGAAAGAGGATGTATTTCAGGAAAAATTAGTCATGAATATTCTCCAATTTCTGCAATCTTAGCACTGCCAGCAAGAGAGGAATAAGAAATGGAACTTTATAATACGATAGTTTTATTTTTAAGTAATATTATAAATATATTATTTGGGATATTTGAGATTGTTCTTATTATTCTTCTTATCGCTATATTTTGTTATTTAATTATAACTCTTATTATTGCAATTTGTAAAAAGATTAAAGGAGTAATTACATGGTTCTTTCTATTAAAAGGAGGTAATTAATAATATGAAATGGTAGTTTATGTTTTGGTTAATTCTAATAAATGTTATTTTGGCTGTCTGGAGTACTCTTTCAATTCTTGATAATATAGAAAGAGCACGAAGAGATATAAGAGAATATATAGACTATGCATTAACAAATCAAAAGGCAGATTTCGAAAGAGATTTAATGGATAGAATAAGAGATCTTCATGACCTTTTACATAGTAAATTAAATCATTTTGAAGAAGATAGAGAAGATGATTCCCAAGAAATTTTTGAACAATTGGCTCGTTTAACTGCAAATAGCAATGATATTAGAGAAGCCGTTAAAGCAGACGAGAAAAAAGAATTAATTGAAGAAAACCAAAGATTAAGAAGAAAATTTCTTCGTTTAAATAGACTTATTAAAAATCAAGAGGATAAGTAATATGAGTAAGAGAACATATATTACATTATCACATATATTCGCTTGCATGGCGGGAGTATCTTATTTATTTGGAAATATGGAAGGTGTGCAATATTGTTTTTTAGGTGCAATTTGGTTTGCAACTATAGCTAATAATGAAGAAATAAGGTAAGAAGAATGACTAATAAAGAAGCGCAAATTATTCTTGCAAATCTCAAACAATATATAAGTGGCGGAGGAGTGGTTGATAGAGGTACAAATCAAGCAATTGATATGGCGATTAAGGCGTTAGAAAAGGGGGGACAACATGAGATATTGTAGAATTAAAGGTAAATTATGTGCATTTGCTACGGAATACGGTTATTGTAGTTTTACAGCGTGTAGAGAGGTGATAACATGAGAGCATGGTGCGGATTTGCAACGCTATGCGCCATAGGGCTTCTTGGTGGTGACGCTATTGTAGGTGCATCAATCGGCAAGGTTGCGTTTCACGTTGCGCTATTGATTGTAAATCTTGTGTGCTATTTGAGAGAGAAGTGACGGAATGAGATTAATAATTGACATATCAGAATATAATGCCGAATATATCAAAAACGCATATGGAATCCCACAGGACATTAACATGATAATTGCAGAGTCAATCATAAACGGAAAACAGGTCCCCACACCGCACGGCAGATTGATTGATGCGGATGAACTGTCAAAACAGAAATACGAAAACATATGGACAAACCGTTTGGTTATAAATGCCGATAATTTAGATGATGCACCCACAGTAATCAAAGCGGAGGATTAAAATGAGTATTTATATTAGTGGCTTAGAAATACCTCAAGAGGGGAGAATTACATTACAAATTGATTCTGGCGGCGGGGTCTATGTAGTTAATAAGTTCAAGATTATCTCTGAAAAATATGAAGAGTCTATGATTGGCTACAGAGATTTAGAAGGAGCCCTTTGGTAAATAGGAAGTTAAAAATGAATTTACATGAAGCAATTAAACAATTTGAAGAATTAAATACAAGAGCTGAAGAAGACTTGACACCAGTGCAGTACGGTATTTTTTTAGGTACTGTTCTTAAAAAAATTGATGCTGAAATATTTGATGAAGAAGAGAAAGAGGGATAAAATATGGAAGATTCTTTTAAGATTAATAAATATTATCAAATAGGATTTGAAGAAGGTAAGAGAATAGGTGAACAGGAAGGCCTAGATAAAGCATGGGCGGCCGCCCGCAGAGTTTTGAAAGAATGGCAACCAAGTGGCGCAATTGGTGGTACATATAGGCAGTCAGAATGTTTGGATGGTATTACCGCACAACAAGCAATTGATGCTTTTAAGGAAGCGGACTCTGTTGTTGTCGAGGGGGATGAGGTAAAAGTTCGTTTGACGGGGAGTCCATATTTAGTAACGAGTGCTGATTCAGCTCTTGGATATGGCGGGATTAATACTGCGGGAAGAGTTTTCCTTCAGCCAAGAAAAGATATTGTTAAAACTGGTAGACATTTTGATAGTGTTGATGCTTATTTGAAAGGGTGAATAAAAATGATTATTTATACAAAGGGATGGAAATTGGTGGGAGTTGTGTGGAAATGTAGAGTTATAACTAAGAGCGTTTTTTGGGATTAGGACCGAAGAAAGTTATTCGTTTTTTAATTTTAGAAAATTTGGGGTCGAAGAGTTGTGCAGGACAAACCAATTTGTGAAATTTTTCACAGATTTTCCCGAAATATCACCCCCCCAAAAAGTTTTAAGGTACGTTGCGTAGAGAAGCCAAAAAATCTACAGGAACGCTGCGTAGATACCTCCCAACAAAATAGCCTCTTTTCATTTTGTACTCCCATGTATTTGCTCGTGGCGCGCGCGGGCGATGCGCCACGATTTGAGCATCATAACACACAATGGCACTTTTGTCAAGCAAAAAATATATAAATTTTGCACAAATTTTTCACCCAAAATTTGTGCATTTTTTTATTGTTAATTATTTAACACACTTCATCACGCTGAAGCATTAATGCTTTAGTACAATAAAGCAACACAGTGGTGCAGTGTGTTAAACAATTAACAATGTTCTTATTTCGATGAAACACAATCTTGCCATGTTAAACTTTTAACAATGTTTTATTATTGCTAGTAAAATGGCAAAAGGACTGCACACTTTCACACACTAAAGTGTTAACGCGTTAGTGTGACAGAGGCCGCACTTTGTTGTTAAATTATCAACAATCTTGTTAAGGATTTAACACACTTTAGTACAGCACAGCGCCACAGTGTGTTAAAGGTTTAACACACTTCAACACATCAAAGCATCGATGTGTTAATACATTAACACATCAACACACTAAAGTGTTAATACATTAATGTGTTAATACATTAATACTTTAACACACTAAAGTTTGTTTGTTATTTAACAAACAAAGTAAGACAAAAGAAAAGGAAGTTTTAAAACTTCCTTTTCATCATCTCATCGTGTCTCTTTTCCATTTCCTTAAGTTCTTCTCTTACCTTTGCTTCGAACTGATCGAACTCTTTTGCCATTTCTTCTAATTCGTTGAAATCTGTAAACATCTTGTTTTCTCCTTTCGTGAGGTGCTTTCTTGTTTCTTGTTAATTATATTATAGCAGATTGTTTTCAAATTGCAAGGGGTTTTTGCAAAAAAGATAATTTTTTTTATTTTCAGACAATTCAAATTATTATCTGATCATTTAGCGGCAGCCACTTCCGGCGCTGCAGGCCGAAAAATTATACCACAGCGTGAGTCAACTTGTCAATAGCAAAAATGCACAAATTATAACAGTTTACTTTTGCCTAATTTGTGCAATATCTTTTCAAAAAAAGGCTTGCAATTTATTTGGTTGTAGCTTATAATGTATACATAAGGTAAAGGAAATAAACAAACACACAAAAGGAGGAACACAAAATGACTAAAAAGGCTATGATTGATGAACTGATAAAATATGGAGTTATCGAAGAGGAAGCAAGATCGACGTACATGAAAAAGAGCAAAGACCATATCGAAATTCTCATCAAAACGGCATTGCCTATTAGAAAAGAGTTTTTGAGATTAGGTCGTTATCTTACACCTAACGAAGTTATGAATATTTTAAACAAGGCTTGACAAAAGCCAAGCCTTGTTATATAATATAATCAACAAAGGAAAGGAAGGAACGCAAAATGATTAACATTAGAACGATCAAGAAACTTGTAAATAACGAAGGACTTACACTTAAGAATGGAAAGCTGATCGAATATAAAACTGGATGGCAAGTAGCTGTATACGGTGTAGAAGTCCAGACCGCCAGAGAAGCAATCAATGCGGTTAAGGCATACGGTGGAAACTGCGGAGTTTGGTTCGCCGATGGTATTTACTACATTGACAAAAGCTTCAGAGTAGATACAAAAAGAGAAGCCTTGAGGATTGGCAGAGAACACAATCAAATCTCTATCTTCGGGTGGAGTAGAAAAAACCTCGCTTATTGCTAAAAAATATAGAACAAAGGGGTTGACAAAATAACCCCTTTGTGATATATTTAAATCATCAAAAGAGAGGAGAACAAAAACATGAAATTCTATCAAATCTTTAATAAAAAACATGAACTCATCTTACAGACCACAGACAAGGCAGAAGCTGAATCCAAATTAGAAAAGGGTCTCAAAAAAGGATGGAAATGGACTCTTGAATCTTTCACAGTTAAATCTACTGAACCCGAATGGTGGGAAATGGCGGGATACAAACAAGACCCGACCAAAGTTGATTATGGTTGTTCTTTACTGGAGCATTTTGGATAAATGCTCCAGTTTAAAAAAAGTATTGACAGATTTCAGCTTTTGTGCTATACTTAAATCATCAAAAGAAAGGAGATACAAAACAATGACAGAGAAAAGAGAAGAACTTTTAACTCGTATGATTAGAATCTACGGTATGGAGCACGAAATTGTGATCATGTTTGCTGGATATGTAGAAAATCCAAAGTTTGATGAGGAATTGCTTGAGGCTGTGGTAAAATGCCATGAAGAAAATCCTTGTTGGGGAGAAGAAGAGGACTGAGAGGTCCTCTTTTTGTGCGGTGCGCGGGCGGCCACTCCATTCCGCCGCGCACCGAGAATCAACATTATATCACAGGTCGCCATTTTTGTCAAGCTAAATCTGCACAAAAACTTGCACAAAAAGATCCCGAAATTTTTGTGCATTTTGCCTATTGCAATCTGGGCTGGGTATGCTATACTAGACTTAACAAAAGGAAAGGAGATACCAAGATGAACAGCAAGCACTACACCAAAGACAGACAGCAGAGAGAAGCAATCATCGCTCAGATCGGCACAGGCAATGTTATAAAGGAAGTAGTTGTAGACCGTGGTCATAGGAATGGACCTGAGGTCCATAAAATTACAGATACCGCTCTCATTCTCGTATATAATCAGAGAACTGGTATCCTCGTAACTAAACTCATCGCAAGACCCGCACAGATTCTTAGATACTATAGGGAAGATGAGCCGAAACCGACAAAGGTTGTAGAACTTGCAAGAGTACATGCTAGAATGAAATATAATGAAATGTAAGAGAGGGGTTGACAAACCTCAACCCCTATGCTACAATAGAGTCAGAAAGTGAGGAAAGAGAAATGAATGATTATGAAAAAATCCATAGACTGATGGAAATCATGTACGAAGAGGATGAAGAAAGATATAATAACAATAAAGAACTGCTTTATCACACAAAAGAAGAGTTTGAAGAAGAGTATCAAGAAAAAAATAAAAAAAAAGGTTGACAAACCTCAATCCCTTTGATATAATAAAGATACAAACAAGAGAGGAGACAAGAAAATGACTATTAGAGATTTATATAATTGGGCAGTAGCAAATGGAGTTGAAGATTTTGAAATTCAGATTCAATATAGAGATGGTGGTGGTTATTATAACGGAACGGACTCTTGTGAACAAAGCAATATTGAAATTGACACAACCTACAAAGAAGTTATTTTATAAAAGGAGAAAATAAAATGTTAGCAGAAAAGAACCCCAATAAAAAAGCAAAAAAAGAATACAACAAACAGGATAGAGTCCTTGTTCCATTCAATACTGGCACTCGATCCCATAAGAACAAAAAGAAATACAATAGGAATGATGCCAAGAAAGCCCTTAGAGATTCATTCTAAGGGCAAAAAATTTCCTATTGACAAAAAAAATTTTTTATGATATAATAAATTATAAAATAAAAAAGGGGAACGGAAATGAATAAATTGTATACAATGATAGGTCTTCCTGGAAGTGGAAAAAGCACAATAGCAAATCAGATTCCCAATGCAGTTGTTATTTCTTCTGATGCTATCCGCAAAGAATTATATGGAGCGGAAGAGATACAGGGAAATGGTAAACAGGTGTTCGATCTTGTCTATAAAAGAATTGGGGAAGAATTAGCAAAAGGAAATGATGTAGTATTTGATGCTACTAACTTAACTCCTAGAGCTAGAAAGGCGGTCTTCCGTTTCTCCGCAGAACACATCGCACTCTTTATTGATACGCTTCTGGATAAGTGTCTGAAAAGGAACGCCGCCCGCGAAAGAAAAGTTCCCGAAGAAGTTATTTACAGAATGCACCATAATCTTGTTTATCCTAGCAAAGAAGAGGGTTTTTCAAAAATAATTAAGATTACTACTTGACATTCTTTTGAGAATAATATATAATTAAATCATCAAAAGAAAGGAAGTAAAACAAATGAAAAATATCAAGAATACTACACAGGAAGAAAGAAATGCTCGTTTCGAAGAACTTAAAAAGCAGAGACGTAATATTGTTGCTGAGTACATCAAAATCAAGCGTCAGCTTCTTGAGATTGACATGGAACTGAATCAGATTGAGAACGCTAATAACGGTCATTTCATTGAGATGACTTTGTAAGGGGGATTAAAAATGGGACAGACAAGGGAAGAAATTCTGGATACTTTTATCAGACAGATTATGAGAAATAGCTACCGTTGTAATCACTGTATGAACTGCCATAATCCTGGCTCAGACGAAAACTTCTGTTTTGTGGCTTATGCTTGTTTAACAGAAGATTTTAGTCATTTTAATGATGGAGATGATTGAAATCTCCCCCATTTTTCGGACGGCGCGCGGGCGGCGGTCCCACTCGCCCCGCGCCGAAATTCCATTATACCATACGAGCTGGGGTTTTGTCAAGCAAAATCTGCAAAAAATTTGCACAAAAATTTTTCCCAAATTTTGTGCAAAAAGTTGTTGACTCTAGAGCTAGGGTGTGGTAATATTATACTTGTCAAGGGGAGAAAGAAAACAACCTCTCTCGGGCGCATAACCCGATGTAAGTAAAATAAAAACTCTTCACAAAAAACAACCAGAAAACCCCTTGACAGATCACTCAACGAGTGCTATAATAAAAGAGTCGAGGGGATGAGGTATCCGCCACCTACATGAACCAGTGGTATCCCCACTATAGAGTTTGGTATCCGCCACCTACATGAACCAGTGGTACTCTATAGGCTTCTATCAATCAAATCGAGAGGAGAAAAACTATGACTAAAGCGCATCTTGAAATGATTCTGAATCGTAGAGGACTTTCCCCCGAAACCGTGACCTATAAGGTCATTGCTTCCAGAGCTGAGTTGCCGGCCTCATCCTTTATCGGTTTCCTTAATGGATTCGAACTCTGGTTGGCTTTCCGCTCCAATGTTATCTATAAAATTCTGTAGGGGAGAACAAAATCATGATGGAATGGATTTATATCATTTTCGTAGTTTTTATGGGTAGTATCACTATCCGCAGCGGAGTAGAAGAAAGATTCTTTGACTTTATGATGGAATCAATGTTAATGTTGATACTCTTTGCAATGGGAGCTATGATGTTCCCCCAACTTTTCTCAAGTATTTGAAAAAAGTTGTTGACAAACAAGAGTAAATCACTTATAATGTTATACATAAGGTAAAGAAAACAAACACAAGAGGAGAAAAGATTATGAGAAAACTGGTTGTTAAAGAGTGGAACGAATTTGGTGATGCGGTAGTTGAACTGGTTAAGATTACACCGCCCGATGAAGTTGAAGCTAAGGCTAAATGGGATGCGGATAGAACAAACCGTAAAGCAAGAAGAGAAAAAATCATTGCGGAAAGGGGTTGACAAACCCCAATCCCCTTGATATAACGATAGGTTCCACTGGATGCAAGTTGATGTACCTGTAAAACAGAGCGTTATCAACGAAGATGATTAAAGGTTAGATAAAAACAGAGAACGCATCCTAACCGCCTGTATATTAAATTAAAATGAGGTGATAAAAATGGATAACAAATTCAATCTGAAAGTAGTTCGCACACTTACTGTTCCGCTCAGTGTTCAGGAAACTCTGATGAAGCTTTATGATATGGCGGAAAGCGAATGGGGTATTGACAATTCTTGGGATAGCTTCCTGGAAATGGCTCAGACCATTATCAGACAGGAAACAAGAAATTCCTATCTTGAACTGGACGTCCATTATGTAGATGATGGAGATGAGGGGGAGTAAAATCCCCCTAATTTTGACTGCGCCGCGGCCCTCGGGCCGCGGCGAAAAATCCATTATACCACACCCGAGCAGTTTTGTCAATAGGAAATTTGTACAAAATTTTTTTCTAGCAGATCCCATAATTTGTGCAATTTTCCGGTATTGATTTTTTGACTTCTATCCATTATACTATAGTTACAAGGTAAGGAAAGGAGAACAAATATGAACAAAGTTTTAGTATTCGACATGGATGGTACTATTGTAGACCTTTATGGTGTAGAGGGATGGCTGGATGACCTTTTAGCTGGAAATGCTCGCCCTTATGTGGAAGCCCGCCCGCTTGTGGATATGGAAAAACTGAACGACATTTTGAATCAGCTTAAAGAGTTCGGATGGTATATCGTCATTACCTCGTGGCTTGCAAAGGACTCCACAAAAGCCTACGATACAGCCGTCCGCAAAGCAAAAAGAGAATGGCTTGAAGCTTTCGGTTTCCCTTATGATGAGATTCATCTCGTCAAGTATGGCACAACAAAAGCAGATTGTACTAGAAAGTATAGCGGTCGTCAGGTCTTGTTTGATGATAATGCTAAAGTGCGCAAGGGATGGCACTTGGGCGAAGCGATTGACGCAACCGACATGATGGAATATTTGGCAACTCTTTTGTAAAAAAGGGTTGACAAATTCCTTCGCCCCCATTATAATTATACTTGTAAGATGAAACAAGCAAAAAAGGAGAAAACAACATTGGATAGAAGAATTAATTATCTCATGGGTCTGGATACTGAAACTTGCAATGGTTTGGAGATTGATGGCAAGGTTGATTTGAGTCAGTCAATCGTGTATGATATTGGTTGGGTTATCACTGACAAACGTGGTAACATTTATAAAACACGTTCTTTTCTGATTTATGAAGTTTTTGTAGCAATGAAAGATGTTATGAGTTCCGCTTACTACGCTGATAAGATTCCGATGTATTGGGAACAAGTAAAGAACGGTCAGCGGAAACTTGTAAAGTTTGAAACAATGTATAGCATCTTTTGGAACGATATTAAAGAGTTCGGTGTAAAAAATGTATTCGCTCATAATGCTAGGTTTGATGTAAACGCACTGAATAATACAATCCGTTTCATTACAAAATCAAAAAAGCGGTACTTCTTCCCTTATAAAATTGAAATTTGGGATACGCTTCGAATGGCAAGACAGACAATTGGAAAGCAGAAAAGTTACAGAAGATATTGTGAAATTAACAATTTTGTAACAAAGCATAGAGTTCCCCAACCTCGTCTGACCGCCGAAATTCTTTACAGATATATTACAGGCGATGTAACATTTGAAGAAAGTCACACAGGGCTTGAAGATGTACTAATTGAAACTAGAATCATGGTTCACTGTTTTAGACAGCACAAGAAAATGGAAAAGCGACTTTTTGTAAAAGTCGCTTGACATTTTCTCATTTATCCCTTATAATTAGTTTATCAACAAAAGAGAGGTGATAAACATGAAATACAATTTTAACGGAAAAGAAATTAATATTCCCGATGCGGAAATTGAAAAGAACATGAAAGTCTTGGATATTTCCAAAGATGAAGCCATTGAAATGTGGTTAGATGATAATGACTATACCGCAAATGAAGTCGTGGAAGAGCTGACCAAAAAGGCAAAAGAGGTTAAGCGGTATGAGAAAGCCGACAAGCCTAGGAAAGAAAGAAAAGTCGAACGTAAGGTCGATGAAGAAAAGAAAACTCTTCTCAACCTTTGCCGTATCCCTATTGAAGGAGCAGGCGGAATTGTTACAAATGTTAAAAATGAGGCCGAATTTTCGTTTACATTTGGTAACAATTGTTACACCGTCAAGCTTGTCAAGCACCGTCCCCTCAAAAAATGAAAATCAGCGGATTGCACAAAAGCAATCCGCTATTTTTGTATATTTTTACCTCTTGACAAAATGGGCGGCAGGTGGTATAATGGCGGGCGGCGCACGGTCGCTTCCAGCTGTGCGCCGCCGAAAATTCAATTATACCACACGCCAGCCATTTTGTCAAGCATTTTTTCATTGTCATTTTGCACAAAGATCTTCCCAAAATTTGTACTTTACAAACAAAAAAATATTTGCTATAATTATAATTGTCAAGGGGGAAAGAAATAAGCAAGTGAGCGCTCCTTGGTTTGAAATTTCTCCCGTCATGGAAGGCGAAAAGTAAAAGAAAAAATTTCAAAAACCCCTTGACAAATAAAAAAACATCTGTTATAATAAGTACATAAGATAAAGAAAGAAGTACGGAACATACAGCTGATACATAGTCTACAGTTGAGAGTTCTCGAAAAAAATCCAAAATCTTATAAAAAACCTATTGACAACTTAAAAATCTTATGATATAATGTATACATAAGATAAAGAAAGGGTGTGAAAATTATGAGAGACCCACCGATGTAGCACGGACAGGCCGCAACTCATAAATCTAATTTAAAAGTTCCTAACGAGGTTAGTTTTCAATTATGATTAGAGCATCTCCGAATTAAATAACTTTAAAATTAAATAAATTTTTAACGACAGTTCCTTGGTCAGTAATCCATTGTACTCGCCACAAAAAAGGAATAATAGAGTCGGGAAAGGAGTCAATGAAAATGCATTGGCATCAAAATGAAGCGCCGCCGGTGGCTAGGGCGCTAGGACATAAATACTAGTATCCATGCGGTATAAGGCGCCAAATCCGCGAAAATAATCATAAAAAAAAATAAAATTTCATATTGACAAACTTAAAAAAATAAGATATAATAAATACACAAGATAAAGAAAAACATTTTTAAAGAAAGAGGTGTTAATTATGGCAGACAGAAAGATGACTTATGCAGTAGCAATTGATAATGCAATCAATGGCAACATCAATGAGGAAGTCGTTGAAAGACTGAATGACCTCAAGGCTCAGCTTGCAAAGCGTGGTTCGGGTCACAAGGGTCTGACTAAGACTCAGAAGGAAAATGAGGAACTCAAGAACGTGATTCTTGAGAATCTCAGAGCCGAGGTTGATGGCATGACTGCCACTGAGGTGGGTAACTCCATCGCAGTCACTTGCCAGAAGGCCTCCGCTATCCTTCGCCAGATGGTCGAGGGTGGCACTGTCCGCAAGGACAAGGTAGGGAAGGTCGTCCGCTTCTATGCGGTCGACTGACCCTCGCAAGGGTTTGCGGTTATCCTTTAAAACCGCACTCAATAGAGGTTTAGTGTAAACTGGTGGCACAGATTTTGCGGTGTTCGCACGTAAGCAAAACAAGGGTAGGTTCGATCCCTACAACCTCTAATCAATTTTCAATATTTGGTTTCCTCCTTTCTTGTGTAGGCACCCCTTCGGGGGTGCTTTTTATTTGTGGCGCGGGGACACCGCCCCGCGCCAAGTTTTGTCAATACCGGAATGTTGTATAAATTTTTGATGCGATTTTTGTTTATTTTGCCTATTGTATTATTCCTATAATCAGGTATAATTATATTATCAACAAGAGAGGAGAAGGAAAAGTAATGTGGAATTGGAATAAAGAAATGGTTTTAGTAGAACATTATGTTGCAGAATTTACTACTATTGATGGAAAAAAACATTATGATGCTCATTTTCCTTTTGTAGCACCAGATTTTGTTCGCTACTCAGTACCAAAATATTTAATGATTGGGGTAAAATATTTACAGGAAGATGATAATACTTTTTTCCCTATTGAAAATATTATTTCTATTAAATGGAATAAAGATGCTACAATGAATGTTGCAAAAAAAGATTTGAGTTTAGCTTATTATTATGGTTGACAAATAAAAATAATGCGGCGTTGTTATCTTGACTGCGCCGCGAGCTCTGTCTCGCGGCGAAATTCACTATTATACCACACGCCGCACTTTTTGTCAACGGTAATTTTGCACAAAAATAATTAAATTTTCTCCCATTTTTTATACTTTACAAATAAAAAACATTTTGCTATAATAATAATTGTCAAGAGGAAAGAAATAAGAAGTGCCGGTTAAAAGATACTGCTTAAAAAAATAAAAAAAACTCTTGACAAATAAAAAATCTTATAGTATAATAAATACATAAGATAAAGACAAGGAAAAGTCATTAAAACCCCTCCTATCCATTCCTGCTAAGAGAAGAAGAGGTAAAAGGAGTGAGCAAGTAGGCGCAGGTTAAGGGTAATACTATCAAAGTCCTAGTTTAGCGAGATAAACTTAAAACTTGCGATAGTCGGTCTTGTGAGGGTAAGGCTTCCTTGTTTCGACGAGACTAGAAACTAAAGCTAGGTTGGCCAACCGAAAAAAATAAAAATTTCATATTGACAAATTAAAAATCTTATAGTATAATAAATACATAAGATAAAGGAAAACAAACAAATCATTCAAAAGAAAGAGGTGTTAAGTATGAAGATGACTTACGCAGTAGCTATTGACAACGCACTCAACGGCAATCTCACCGATGAGGTTAAGGAGAGACTCAATGACCTCAAGGTTCAGCTTGCGAAGCGCAATTCCGGCTCTGGTGAGCGCAAGCCCACTAAGACTCAGCGTGAAAATGAGGAGTTCAAGGGCAAGATTCTCGAAATGCTGGGCGAGGAAGTCGAGGGTATGACCGCAACAGAAATCGGTTCCGCTCTCGCTGTCACTTGCCAGAAGGCTTCTTCTCTGCTCTCCCAGATGGGTACTGAGAAGGGTGATGGTCGTGTCCGTAAGGTGAAGGAAGGCAAGGTTACAAGGTTCGTCCTTGCCTAATCCTCACAGCCGAAGGGGTAGGTATGAAGACCTGCCCCTTTTTGTTTTCGGCGCGCTCCTGGCGGACTGCGCCGAAAATTTAATCATAACACGGGTCAACACTTTTTGTCAAGAGCATTTTTATACAAAAATTTAATTATTTTATCCCATTTTTTGTACTTTACAAATGAAATACTCTCTGATATAATAAATTTACAAGGTAAGGAAAGAAAATAATTAAAAAAGGAGATAAAAATGAAGATTGATTTTGAGATTATCAGGGAATATGTAGGAGAAAGACTGGAAGTTGCTGATATTTTCGCAAATACTCGCGAAGAAGTGATGAATTGCAGAGCAATGGCTTTTGGTGCAATTATGTTTTGTCAGAGAGAAGGCTTCTGCTCCTATGAGGATGTTAAAGAGTATTGGGATAATTACGCTTGGAACAGATTTGAAGAAATTGCAAAAGAAAAGGGTAAGGGACCGAAAGTAGAGGTGATTTAAATGGATTTTACAGATATTCTTGAAAATTTATCCACATTAACAGATGCTCAAATGAAAGTAATCTCTGACCACATGGAAGAGATTCGGGTACAAAGAGAAACAGAAAAGAGAAAAGACCTTATCAATAATTTTAAGGAAGCTTTCCTTGCATTGCGAGAAGCAAATATCAACATTAGCTATTTCGCCGACGATGATTGTGAAGTTGATTTATATGATTATGATGGATTCTGCTATTATTAAGAGGTGATTTAAATGACAAATATTGAACTCTACAACACCATTGAAGAAGCACAGCGGACTTTGGTTGAAAATTGGGGAGACCAGGGTAAAGAAGTTATTGCCCTCGCTTTTAAAGCAAGAAAATTTGATGGCGACATGAAAGCATGGCTGAGTTTTTGTACTGCATGCGGTGGTAACTGGGGTGGTATGCTTCTCAGCGGTGTCCGCGACCTTTATCCCGAAATTTGGGAAGCAATTCCCGAGGACATGGGCGTTTTCGCTTTTGCTTCCATTTGCAGTGTTCTGGTTCTGCTTGGAGTCAGAACATGGGAATAAGAATTTGGTGGCGCGTGGCCGCCCTCCACGCGCCACTTCAGATGTCAATATGTATGTTGCATAAAAATTAAATCCATTTTTTGTTTATTCTGACTATTGTTATTTTCCCATAATTTGATATAATAACATTATCAACAAGGAAGGAGATAAAAAATGCTTTACAGAATTGATAGAGAATTTGATGAATATCAAGGTGCTGGAGAATATGAAACAAAGCCATATTATCAGTATAGATTTGGTTTACGCAATGTTGCTAAAGCTTGTTTAGATGTAGAGCCTAATGATAGAATTATTCGTATTGTAAAATTAAATTTTTCCTTGAAAGGTTTAATTGTCTGTTTGAAAAAGACTTGCTCAAGTTATTATAATCAAACAACCACAGCAACAAATACAGAAGAATTTATAAAAAAGTATTGACAAATAAATAGACTTTTGATATAATAAAATCATCAAAAGAAAGGAAGTGAATCAAATGAAAAAAATCTATTGCCCTGTGAATGGTTGGGATTGCCCCTATTGGAGAAAAGATGGTACTTGTTCCATGGAAAAAGAAGAGGGGGTACATCCTAAAGACGAATGTGATGATTATGCACTTTTTGATGAAATGTTTAAGGAGTATGATGATGAAGAAGAATGAAGCAAAAGAGCAGATGGAAAAGGCAATGAAAGCTATGGGGGAAGCCTGTTTGACAGTAATGAAAGCTGACTTGTGTTCAGATGACTGCCCTTTCCGCCTTTACTGTTGCAAAAGAATTGATGAAGAACCCCACCTTTGGCAGACATGGGAAGAGTTTAAAGAAGAAGAAGCTAAATATGATGATTAAATAGGAGTAAAAAAATGAGATGGGAAATAAATTTCATAGTTACCTATGAAGTAGAAGCTTCTTCTAAATGGGAAGCAATAGAAAAAGCACAAGCAATTTTAAATTCTGAAAGAGCAGGCGATATTGATTATGATATTGATGTAGAGATATTACATTATGAGGAGGAATAAATGCTAGTAGAAATTGATTACACTACAAGATTTAGAGCAACCTATGATATTCCCGATAACATTGCCAATTTAAAAGATTTTAAAACATGGTTTTTTGAAAACTATGATTCTGATTTTGTTCACGATTGGATAAAAGAGATTTACGACAACGATTTTGAATATAATTATATTGAAAAATATACTTGACAGGCGGCCGCCGGTTGTGGTATAATAAAGAGTTAGGCATCTGCGGCGTGCGGTCGCAGACCCACGCCGATTTTACCACAAATCCGCACCATTGTCAAATTTTTTTTTCAAAAAATTCTGCACAAAAATTTCCCAAGTTTTCCCGAAATTTTGTGCATTTTGACGAACGCCCCTCGCCCGCAGACTTTAGCGCGTTGAAGTGCAGAAGTTTAATGCGTTGAAGCGTGACGCTTTAACGTGGTGAAGTGGCAACAGGCACCTAGCGCCGCTGCCCCTATAGGGACCCTCGGGCCAGACCGAGGGTCATATGCAACCCGCTGCCGCACCGTCATTTTCTTCGTTATATATGGCAGCGGGTTTAAAATCGGCAGCGGGCACTTGACATTTATAAAAAAATATGATATAATATAAAAAAAAGGATTTTTGGAACGGCACCGAAAAAAAATAAGCAAGTTTTTACTTGCTTATTCTAAAGTGAGTGTGAAGGTGAAGCCAGGTGGGGCTGCGCCCACCGCACCTCCCCAATTTCTTACAATTTCTATAAAATTCTACAATTTTCTCTCAATCTTTATAAAATTTCTTAAAAACCCTAACCCTTCTCCTTGATATTTTCATCTACTTTACCAAATTTTTGCTTCAAATCATTTTTGCTTTTAAATAAACGCGCTCAATTTTAATGTCTATTCTATCGAATATATAGATTCATATTATAGTTAAATCAAACATTAAAAAAGAGCGCAAAATTGCTTAAAAAGCACTCTTCTATTCAATTCTATTCACAATAGTTCCTTTTATAATCTTACATCCTAACACCCGCTGCAACTCTTTCAAAAATGTATAAAAACCAGTCTTATTCATATTAGTCATCTTAGTCAAAACATCCCAAGCTTCTTCCTTAGTAATTTCTCCAGCTTCTACCATTCCTTGCACCAATATCTGCTTCTCAGTCGCATCTCCATAATATTTCTTAATCAACTTATCTTTAATATCTTGTTCTTCTGGAGTCAACTCTCTTAAACTTCCATCATCCTATTCTTTAACCCAAGAATATCTACAACTACCAAGAGTGCCACCAACCCCATCAAAAGGTTTACCATATAAAATATTCCTACTCTTCAATGTATAATTATAAACCGTACTATCTTTCACAGCTAAAGCATAATTATTTTTTTCTATAATTTTTTCTGACACTCTCCTACATGTATCCAAACCACTTGCATCCCAAACTTCATCTACCTAGTCTTTTATCTTATTAAAAGTAACGTTTGCCTGCTTACTGTAAACTGGCTCATAAATATAAGTTATCTTTATCTTCTTTTGTTTATTCCCAACCTATTCAAAGTCAGCAAATGTTCTAAGTTCTTCTAATTTCTTTTGTTTCTGGTTACTAAAAGAATTTGCAGTAATTCCAAACCACTCTGCTAATTCCTTATTACTATAAACTTTTAATTCTAATTTTTTGGACATATAAAATCCTCCTTTATATAAATATTATTTTCTATTAATACTTCAATATTCATTTATATAAATATTACCTTTTTGTCCAACTTTAATACTCATTTTATATAAATATTATAAACCTTCATCTTTCTTAATCTTTTATTATCAAATAAAGTATCACATTTTTTTTCACTTGGTATATTTTATAAGCAGTGAAAAAAAATATGATACTTTATCTACTTAATGAAAGTATTCTTAAATAAAACATCATCCCAAAAATAGGGTCTTATATATATTATACCCCATTTTTCAGGTGATGAAAATTACTTTTTAATAAAATTCCAGCCAAAAAATGCAAAAAGGTTCCCCTATGCGGGAGTCCGATTCAACAGCACATCAACTCTACCCCCCATAAAAAATATCAACCAGCTCCCGCACAAAAGTCAAAATCAAAATGACCTTACCCCCTCATTTTTTCTCTATCTTTCTTTTCCCTATCTCTTCTTTCTCTCTCTTGTCTTTCTTCTTCTTCTCTTTGCCTTCTCATTATATTATTTTGATTTGCGATCACTACAGCCACAATTGCTCCGATAGGTATCATTTTATCTCCTAGCCCCCCATAAAATAAATCCAACACAACAAATAACAAAAATCAAAGCTAAAATATCAAATAAATTAACTGTAATAATCATATCTTCTCCTCAGGATTCCCGCCAAAATATACAATCTGTTTACCTTTTTCTCTGGCATACTTAATTGTTTGCCAAGTACCCCCATTTTCTTTACCATCCCAGACCGCAAGTAACACATCACAATCATCTACAATGCGGCGGTCCCGCTTAATGTAACATTCAGGCGAGTACTCTGCCTGTTCATACATAACTTTGTCTGCTTTTGATTCTAGGTAATCCTCGACTTCATGCAACTTCCGCCTATATGGATAATAACACCATATCCTGCCCCCGAATAAAAGAGCTTCATGTGCGGCAATCTGGTCTGTTCCTTGCGCCATTCCAGTTATCAATATAAAATCTTCATCTGCATCCATATGTTCATAAAATTGTGAATCTAACCAATCTGTTAGTTTACTTACTGTTGTTAATTTTTTTAATCTTTGCGGGCGATGCCCTGTTATTCCTATCTTTACCATTCTATCTACCTTCTTTCTTTTTAAAGAGAAATTGGACTAGAGGAAAAGCAAGCCCCGAAGGGGCGAAGCTTTTACTCTCGGCAACCGATGAGCCAGCTCCCGAAGGGAGCGCAGCGAAGAGGGCGGCAGCAGGGGTGCAGGGGCGAAGCCCCTGAATCAATGTTCTCTATATATATAAAATCTAGATTATAATTATCATCAAAGCGACTGCCGCATCCATTTACTTACCTTCCTTTTGTTTTGCAATTAATGAAAATATTCCAGTTAATTTTTCTAATTCTTCATTTCTCTTTAATTCCATATAACTTGGAACATATTTATCATAATAAACAGGGTCTTCTATTACAGGTTTTCTTGCATAAGAACAACCCCCATTTACAATTGAAACAACTCTTCTTCTACAGAATCCATTTCCAGAAAGATACTGGCAATTTCCATTATTACATACTACCACCATACTCTCTTGCTCCATTCTTATATTTCTTATATATATTATATCAAAAAACTTTATTAATGTCAATTTGATTTTTTAAAAAATTTTTACTATAATATTATTAAAAGAATAAAGGAGAAAAAAGAAATGAACGATAAAACTTTACACAATTGTTTTTGTGGTTGTAGAATGTTTACATATAAGCATGGAGTTGGTCCACATGTAAATGTTATACCTGACACTCATACTTTTGTAAAATACGGAATATACGGAAATCATGCTAAAGACTGTATCTTTGCCGGTTCAGAATTGAAAAATACATTTGATTCTGAAGAAGAAGCTATTAAAGCATGGAATAAACTTTTTGAATAAAAGCGCGAACACGCTTTGAAAACACGCTTTTTGAAAAGTCTTTTCTAAAATCTACTATTTTTTTATTTTAAAAGGAATTTTATTAAATATGAACAACACTAATAATAAAACAAAATTTGATTGGAAAATATTTTTTTCAATTATTTTGATATTTATGAACCAGCTTTTTGCCTTTATTGGCGGAACTGTACTCATTAAAACACTTTTTCACGTGCCGACTGGTATTGGAATTGGTTTTATGGCAATATTTTATATGATTATAATTTTTATGGTATATCATGTTTAAGAAAGGAGGCGGCGGTCGATATGTTTGAAAAAGTAATCTTTTTAGACATAGACGGAGTTTTAAACGGAGAAAACTCAAAATCTTGTTATATAACGGAAGACGGCCGCGCTTGTTCTGGAATTGATAAAGATAAAGTTCAACGATTAGCCACAATAGTAGAAACAACAGGAGCGGACCTAGTATTATCATCCTCTTGGAAAGAAGGTTGGTTTCAACACTGCGGATTTCTATTCAAAGAAGCTGGTCTTTCTAAACATGCTAAATATTTAACAAGGCATCTTTATAAAAAGGGAAAGCTGATTTTACGTGATAGAACCCCCACTTCTTTTAGAGGAAGAGGGTACGAAATTAAATTCTGGCTAAAAACACACCCCCAAACAAAAGCATGGGTAATACTAGACGATGAGGTATGGCCAGATTTTTATAAGTATGACGAAATATGGCGGCATTGGGTTAAAACAGATGATAAAGCTGGACTTACCGAGGAAGATGCCATTGCCGCAATTCAAATATTAAAGGGTCAGCTTTTTGGTCCTATTGAAAAAGAACAGGAAGCTGAATGTTATTAAGGAGAAGATATGAAACTTTTATTTGTAATTGATATGCAGAATGACTTTATTAATGGAGTGCTTGGTTCTCCAGAAGCTCAGGCTATTGTATCTAAAGTAGTTGAAAAAATTAAAAATGAAGATAAATATACTATCATAACAACTACTTTTGATACCCATTGGATTACTTATTTAAAAACAGAAGAAGGTAAACATTTGCCTATTCCTCATTGTTTGTACCAAACTGAGGGCTGGAAACTAAATAAAGATATTGAAAAAGCATTGGCAGAAAAAGACCATATAAAGCAATACAAATCTTCTTTTGGTTATCCGTGGGACCCTAAACAATTTTTAGATTATATTACAGAAATCGAAATTATCGGACTTGATACTGATTTCTGTGTATTGGCAAATGCCATGACGCTTAAAGCAGCATATCCAAATGTTCCTATTACTATTGATGCGGCCTGCTGTGCTGGGTCTACTCCAGAGTGGCATGAGAAAGCCCTAGATATGTTGGAACACTGTCATTTTAATGTAATTAATAGAAAAAAGGAGTGATAAAAAATGAATCCAGTGTTTATTTTACTGGTAATATTAAGTGGAGTATTGCTATGGTTTAGCATTAATTCACTATTTCCTGTAATTGGTGATTTTATTTGCG